AGCTATGGAATTTGATAGGCACGATGCCGTCGAACAGAGACGTTACCAAGGCTCCGCCTGAGTGGGCGCGTTCGTTTCGTCTTGATTCATTACCGAGGTCTTGCGTGCTGACCGAAAAGCTCGGCCATCCGGAGGGTGGCACTAAACGGTGACGATACTTAGAGGTGTTTAATAATGACAGAAAGGATATTTGTTTGGATGGGAAATCAGATAGATATGTTCAAGGAGCGTCTCACTAACGTGGACTACAAAGAATGGAAAAGGAATGTCGAGGTAAGAACGAAAGAGGAGCTTGCGTTTGATGGGGACACCTACGAGAAGGACGTTGACTACAAAAGATTGAGCACTTCACTCAAGAAGATCAAGTACATAATGTCCCACCCGAGGGGGCAGTGGTGGACTCTTTTTGAGTTGGCGAAGCTAACCGGGTCTTCGGAGGCAGGTGTTTCTGCGCGAGTGCGCGACTTGAGAAAGAAAAAAAACGGCGGGCACACGATCGATTCGGCAAGAAGCAAGAGCGGTCTGTGGAAATACCGCATGACCCGGTAGGCACAGGGAGGAGGTAGCGATGGACAAAGAGCAATGGCGCAGGGCGGCTCAATCTTTTGAGTCATCACTCATGATTTTGAGAAAGGACAAGAACGGGTGGGTCGTAGGGTTTTCGGTCCACCCGAACGATGTCCCGGATGCACTGCTGGACGCTCCGCTGGGGACTAGATTCCAGCAAGTTCTTTTTCAGATAGGCGACAACGAAGAGCCGGTAGTCACAACCGAGGGGCCAAAAAGGAAAAATACTTCTGTCGCAAAAGCCGGTGCGCTTTGCAGAAGCATGGAGTTCCAGTCCTTTTTTCTCGGAAACGATTCCGATGAGGACCGGGAAGAGGAGGTCGCCAAAGCTCTATGCGGGGAACTTGGAATTTCTTCCAGGTCCGAGATCGCACCTGAATCCGAAATCGAAGAAGAGTTCATTCGTTGGGTGAAGGCTTTTAATATGTTCCAAATGCAGGACGTTTAGGTACAGGGCGGCGAGGTGGATCGCCATCGGGGGGTGGCTAACCGCCCCGCCGCCCACACCCTCAGGGCACTAACCCCGAGGGGACAGCAAGCACATCTTGGCTGCCATTAGGTAGACTGCTTTATCCAGGGTCTCTTCAATCGACTCTGCTATCAGCTCGACAGGATCATTAACCCTGTCAAGTATCGAATTGCAACCGTACTCCTCGGCCCCAGCGTTGCTTCGGTCAGCTAATTGCTTTATCAGCCGAGCGACCAGCGGGTCACGAACCTTTACCGTAACCTCAAACCAAACATTTTGAGAAAGATCTTTATCATCTGGAGTCAAATTTTCTTGATTCTTCATCCCCGCCCCCCGGTCCTGATTGCATCAATTCCCAGGCAATATCTCTCAACTCTTCCCAGCCAAATGCCAATGCTCTCGTACTCTTGCCTAGCAATCATCATCTCGACTTGCTCAATCGTTCTCCTTTGAGGAGTCGGACACGGAGGAGGAGAATCCACCCCCTTCATTGCGCATCCCAGCCCTGTCGCGCATAGCCCGAACCAGATCGCTGCCTCGATCAATAGGCTTTGACATCTTTTCATTGAAACGATCGATCGCATCCAAAGATTCCTTTGCTGACCTCATCTCTTTCTCTGCTGCATCCTGTGCGTAATGCACCATCATGACAATACAGCACACTAAAACAAACGTAAACGCCAACAAAAACCAAAGAGACATCACTGTGCGTTCTTGGCGTTCCCGACGTTAAGTCCAAGCAAGTCCGCAATCTTGCGAATCCCGCCGACAATTTTCCCCGCCTCGCTACCGGCAGGAAGAACTGCCGAGAGCGCAGCAGCCACCGCAATAATCTTCGTGATGATGTCAATAACCGAACTGTAATTTGCTGTAATCCAATCCACGGACCACCTCCTATCCCGGAAGACCTACGTTGTAGGTTTTCCCGTCATACGTCATAACCTCTCTTCGGTTAGACGCATTTCCCTTTGTGTTGTTTTTGCTAGAAACGTGAACCCAGCCACCAGCGGGGTCACCCACATTATAGTATTCAAGAATCAACTGATCAAAATCCAAGTGCGCTCGGATCCACCACGACAACTGTAGGTTCGGAACCCCGGGTATCTCGATGTCCGCAGCCTCGCCCTTGCAGTGCTGGCTGTTCGGAGACGATCCAATCGCCTCGTTCAACTCATCACAGCGGTAGCCAGAGCTAGGAGAAAAAGGCACGCCGAAATGTTCTCGAATTGGATCAAGCACATTGACGCAAAGGAATCGAATACTCTCCACCTCCTCATCATCCGGGGTGTTGTCGATTCCAAGCCTGGAAGCCGTCTGTGATCTGGTCATCTCGCTTAGCGAGAAGTATTCAGAAACCATCATCGACAAGAGACGCCATCATGGGTGCGGTCTGAAGAACCATGTTCTTTTGATCAGCCAAGGCGTCCATCAGCTCTCGTTTCTCCCCGGGCGAAAGGCCCGGGCTTGTGTAAACCGCTATCTCTTGGTCGCGAATCTTCTCCAGGTACCTCTCGGTCTGATTGATGTAATCACGGATCGCCAGCATCTCAACATTCTCTTGCTGCATCGCAACAGCCCGCTCGGGATCTGTCTTCTTGAACTGGTTCACCTGGGCAACAATCGCATCCGTCTCTTCGCGGAGAGCGTAGAACGTCGAGGCCAAGCCGCTCTCGTAGTTGTCTTGCAAGAACCTCCGGAAGAACGGGAAGTCCGTCATTCTCGGGCTCGGCTTGTCGAACTGAGTCATACCCGTAACCTGAAGTCCCGCATCGACAACAGACAAACCGTACATGCCTAGCTGGCCGAGGTGACCACGGATCATGTTCTCCCACTTCAGGGGGCTAATATCCGTTGCCCTGCCAACCATCTTCAGCGTTTCGGAGGTCGTGGGCCGGTAGGCATTCCCTCCCCATCCCTCCATGTAGAAGGGGATGATGTGCTCACCCGTAAACATATTGTAGTTCACGATGTTTTCAGAAAGCGGCTTTATCAGTGCAGGCAAACTCACGTTCATGGTGCTGAACAGAGCGTGGTTCAGAGAGTCCAAACTCTCCCTGGTGGTTGCCTCACCCATCAACTGCCGTGTGAAATGTTCCGGTATAACCTTAAACAAAATTCCGATCTCAAACGGGATCGGGAGGGCGAAGTATTTGAACTCTTCTCCGAACAACGGGAGGAGCCAGTAATCGTCCCTGACCTCCGGCCTGATCTTATCCAATTCATCATCATCACCGAAGAGGAGTGTGTACCCAACCGTCGCACCAGCGATTGCCGCACCCCGCCTGAGCGCAACGACCGATGCCTTCTTCGGGTCGATCGTTTCACCGACCAACTCGCCACGAGTGAACGCGCGGCCCAGACGGTGGAGGCCCTGGATCCGTGCATTAAGGAACGGGATTGCAATCGAGGCCAACTGGATGAATGGATTCGCCCCCTTCCTGTTGAAGTTCAGGATCTCCCTCGCCTGATGCGCCGCTTCTCCAATCGCCCTGCGAACTCGCTCGTCTTCGCCGAGGTTGCCAAGCTCACCGTACACCTGATTGAAAACGTTCTCGAAGACGCGCTGTCGAGTCGCCGCCTCAGCCACAGAACTCCACTCGCCCGCCTTGTCCCATAGCGCCATCGGAAGACCGGAGACACCATTGGTGGGGTTGATCCCCATCGCTCTGCGCATCTTCCGGTTGAGCGTTCCCTTCTCTACTCGGGAGAACTCGTAACCACCAATCGTTCCTGTCCGCTCAAGGATCCGAACGGGGTTGATCTCGGTCCCACCGGCAGTCGTGAACGTCTCCGGGCCTGTCGCAATCTGCTGGGAGAATGTCGAGAGCGTGCCCAGGATGGGCATACCGACATCACCGCCCTGCGCCCAGACGGCCAAGGAGTCACGCATCATGTTCGCCAGCATGAACTCGGGGCTTCTCGTTACCGACTCCCGGAGCCAGCGAGCCGGCCTTCCAAGAACATCCTCAACCTGTTGGAAGCTCTGGTCCTTGGGCCGGAACACCCCAGTAAGGGTTGCGTGGAGAAGAGGGTCCTCCACCTTCCAATACTGCTCCTCTCCTCCACGGAAGACCCTGATCGACTCGGGGTCCTTCTTGTCCGTTTGCTCCGCAAGGGCAACCCCGCTCGCATCCTGGACAGCACTCGCATCATCGAGAGCCATGTTCGTAGCAATGTTCTTGAGACCTGCCGTAACGAGCATGGTCGCGTTCTTGGTAATTGCCTCCATTGGGTCCAGCATCGGGTACGCACCCTTGCCACCCTTGAGCTTTTTCCCGGGAATCCCGGTCAGGATCCTGTCGATTGCCGTCCAAGAACGATTGTCTCCGATGTCTGCCTTGACAACATTCTTGAAAGCCTCAACGACTTCTGGATCGTTATCAAGATAGAACGGGATGTAGTCATTGTGCTTCTTCCAGCTCCTGATCAGCTCGGGCGGGAACCCCGCAGTCTCAAGAAAGTCCAGCGTCATATTGTTCCAACGCTGTAAATTGTGGTGGGCAGCCAGGACCTCTGGATATTTTTGGGCAGTTTCTATTGCCTGCCGAATCAAATCGTCCGTCTGGCCCGGGGTGTCGGTGAATGAAACCCTGCGGCCATCGCCCCTCAGGCGCTGAGCCCGGACTGCCTTTTCGTATGCCCACAGCGTGTCGTCCAGATTGCCCCTCACCAACGGGGCCAGGATTTGCATCAACCCGCCACTGTCAGAATATTTTCCAGCGTTAATCGCTTCTTCATTCATCCTGAGCGAGCCGTCATCGTTGACCCCGACAACCACCGACCCAGCGGGGATCGTGTTCTCAAGATCCAGAGGGTCCACCATCGTCACGCCAAATTGGTTCGTGATCCCTCCGGTATCCATCATGGAGGCGACGTAGGCGTGTGCGTTATCGATGTTCAGTGCGTTGGAGTGCGCCGTCGTTGAGGCGAGGTGCCTCGCCGCAATCCTGCGGTCGATAGCATCCTGTCCGATGTGGTAGATCCGCTCGTACTTGTCAAAAAGTTGACGGCTCACCCGCTGCATCCAGTCCGAATCAATCGACTTCAGGGTCCCAAGGGTCGCCTCAAAGAATGTTTTCCTGGGGACATTCGGACCCATGATCTGCTGCTGGGCAGTTCTTTCTGCGCTGGACATTCCTTCGGGGAAGACACCCGCCGCCTGACGAGTTGCCATCTGCGGGAGCCTGCTCTTCCTGCCACGGACGGATTGCTGCTTCTGGAGCGGGAACAGTTCCGGCCTCAAGGCGATCCGGACTGCGTCCGCACTGGCCTCGTTACCCCAGCGGGGGACTCCACCCTCGGACTGGTACGCGAACTCGGGGTCCGCATAAATGTTTCCAGAGGAGTACACGTTCTCCGCAGACCAGACCTTGCGACCGTCAAAATCTCCACGCCTCATCGTGATCACGGCAGGCTTTTTCCAGCCGTCCGCTTTCCAGATGTATCGCACCTTGTCTTGGTCAATTGGCCCATCCGGAACGATCTCTGCGGAGCCTGGACCAACCCTGGCATTGCCAAGTCTTTCCAGAAACGCCGGGAGCAACTCCTTCCAGCTTGTGTAGGGAGTGTTCTGCTGGATGCCCTCTTCGTTCCGGTCCATACGGGCTGCGCCGTAACCAAGGGTTTGGCCCGTTACGGGATCCTCCCCGTAATTCCCGGACTGAACGACTACAGGGGTACCTCTCCTGCCCGGACCCTTCTTTCCACCAGAAGGCACTTGACCCCAGAAGAAGTCAGGCTCAACCCCAACACCTGATGATTGCAATGTGGGGAGAAGGTCCGCGTCAGCAAGGCTTCCACCAGCCTTGCGAGTGGCGGCCCAAGCCATATCCCAGAGATCGGAGACGGCCGCAATGATTGGCCGTTCTATCGTATAAGGAGCCGACCGTGCGTCCTCACCCCAGCGTTCGGGGTCGTAAACATCTATCCGCCTGGAAATGTATCCATTCGTGTAGGCATCAGGCGCATCCCCCGTGCCGTCGTATGGAACAATCAAAACGGGCTCCGGTGCTTCCTCATGGTGTGGTTCAGTATTGTCTCTGTTCCTTGCAATAATGGAATCCGAAACGATTCCAGGGAGCGGCCCGATCTCACCCCTAAGACGGTGAGCGATTTCTTCATGAGACTCCCCAGGTTCACCCACACCGATCACTCGCGGTGGCCTGCGGGCATACATTGGCTCACCCTCGTTACCCCAATCCCCCCTCTCAACGTAGATTCCTTTACGAACCCTCTCTTCGTATAAACGCATTATCTCCGAAACAAACCCTGTGGTTGGAGAGCGCCGGAAATTTTCCATCTCGCTCCGGCCAACCACTTTGTTCAGGATAAATTCCGTGATACCGGACGGAAGTTCATGTGGGCGGTCCAGACTTCCCTCAAACACAATAGGTTGGTCAGGGCGAACATCACCGCCTGCAAAGCGCTTTGGAGGAGGAGTGGAGAGCGCCCAATCGGAAAAGACCGAAGGGGAACGAATCGATTTGATGGTCTGTCCGAAATTTAGCTTGCCACCCGGACGATCCAGAAGCGTCTCCCCGTCCGTGGTCACAATATCAGTGAATGCGTACCTCGCTATCGGACTCTGGAAGAGCTTTTTTTGAGCCGGGTTTACATTCATCGCAAAAAGTTGCGCCCCCCCGGTCTGATTCAAAAATCTACGCAACACAGCAGCAAGCCTTAGGCTACCCGTGTACGGGCGCGGCGTGTCGCCGATTGTCGTATCGGCGGAATCCCGAGCGAATGACAATTCCTCCAGCAATTCATTCGGAACATCCATAATTCCAGAAATCCCGGCCCTGCTATGTGAAACAATCTGGAAGTAATCATTCTGATCGTGAGCCAACTCAGAACCAATTTTAGCAAGATCTTTCGGGACTTTAATTTTTCGGTTAAGCAACTCGTGGGGGACAGACGGTTGTGTTGCGTCGTATGTCTCCGGGATGTCCCTTTTTTCAGACAAGGCATCGGCCCACGAATCCCCGCGATGGTTGATGTAACCGTACCGATCTTGGTTGACCACTACATGACCCAGGAATCCCGTTCCTGAGTCGAGAGCCCGTCCAGTAGTCAAGGAACCGCTTTCCCCTGAAGGGTGAATTGTTGGAAATAGATCCTTGGTCTCTTTGTAGAGCCTAACAGTCAACCGTTCGTCCATGTCTGAGGGCAGCGGATCGGCGGACGGATGGTTGTGCAGCAACCAAAAACCATTCGCACCAAGCCTTTCCATATCCTCCCTTATGTAATCGGTTATCTTCTCCTCTTTGCTTTCTATTACGACGATATTCGGAATCCTGCTAGTGGTGGCCGTCTGGCCGACAACATGCCAGTCTCTCGTGTAGAAAACGCGAAATGTTTCAAACCCAGGGTTCCGGTACACCTGACCAAGAACCGCAAGATCCATAGCTCCCTTCAACCTTTGACCAAGAAGGTTGACTTGGCCTTGGTCTGTGAACCCTTCAGCGAAACCGTTCGCGATGATGCTTGCGGGATACTTCTTGAGAATCTTGACCACTTGCTTCGGAGACTTACCATCCAAAGCAGATGCTACCTTCATTACATCACCGCCCGCTTGGCGAGTGGCAGGCTCATAAACATTTTGGGCTCGGCTCTCTTTGATCAAGTCTTCAGCGATAGACTGGCTCTGATCGGAGGCGTAGTCATTCCCTTCAAACTCTTCGACTTTACCGCTCGGCCATACCGCAACACCGATTGGGTTCTGCTCACCTACCTCACCAACATAAACCACAGCGGGCTCTTCGGGGACAGACTCAGAACCCTCATCAGTCAACCTCCAGAGAATATCATCCTTCAACCTGTCCTTGTCGTATGGCGTCCTCCAGAGAGGCGCATGGATGAACGTGAGAATCTCGTTCGCCAGTTGGCGAAGACTTTCCAATTCATCTCTGTCTGTCGGCAAGCGGGAGGCGTGCTCTTCCCTCCAGAAAAGAGGGTCTTCGATTTCAATCGAGGCCGGATCTCCCGTCGTTACGTTCGGATCACCGCCCGCCATACGCCTAGCGGCGCTGTCGCGGTAGAACCTTTGGGTGATAGGAACAATATTCCCTGACTCGTCGTAAACCACCGGGTCCGAAGGCTCAGACCTTCCAAGGTCCTCTTTCGCAGCCTCCTTGGGGACGTAAACATTTCCCCGCTTTTCGTATCCCTCAGCCTTGGCCGCTGCATCGATCATCATCTGGGCAAGATCCATGTCGCCACTATTTACAGCATCGAAATAGGCACGATTGAAGACTTCACCACCGGCCCTGCGTGTCGAAAAGAATGTGTTATTTGGGCCTTGCACCCAAACCTCTGACGGCGGAACGGTCTCTTCTTGATAGTCGGATTCCTTGTAAGGCTCAACCGCGCTGGCCGATGTCCTCCATTCACCCAGGCCCGCAAAGCGAACCCCCTTCGGCCTCCGCCCACCAATCGTAATGCCCGCGCCGCGCGGACGGAACTCAAACGTCTCCACAGATTGCGGATCCAGGCTTGCAAACCGCGCAACCGATGCCGTCCCTCCTCCCCAGAGCAGTGGATACATTTGACCCCCAGTAGCCTGCCTGTGGGCGGACGAGTTCTTGAACAGTTGCCACCTCTCTTCGTCCATCTCTTCCTTGGAAAGGGGCAATTCATAGGCGTGGTACACTGCCTCGCCGTTCGACGCGGTCGATGGGGAGCCAACTCCACGAGCCCCGTCCGGAAGCTCCGCTTCGCGGATTCCAGACATTTTGGTCTCAAGTCTGACACCGCGCCTGAGGCGATCTATTTTTTCATCGTCCCTTACTAGCTCATTGATCCAAGGCCGGTCGGCCCCCTCTCCGGAGTCAGCTTCCGCCAAAATATCTTCCACCGTCTTCTCGTTTTTCGCGACGGCGATGGCTTCTTTGAAAAAATCCTCTATCGCGGAGGCAACATCTTCACTTTCCGTAAAGCTGATTAGGCCAGACGTGGAGCCGCCCAGCCCGGCGGCACTGTCCGCAATGCCAGACTCTTCCATTTCGCCACTGGTCAACAACCCATACTCTCTGACACTTCTGCCGTTCGTGGTTACATGGTAGAGTTTTCCGGGAAGCGGCTCTGCCCTGTCCCAAAGATCCGAATCCACCATGCTTTCCCTGCGAACACGCGGAACATCGTCAGAAGCAAGGCGACCGTCAAGGAACGCCCGGAGTGCGGATTCATCCCAAACCTTTTCATGCTTTCTCGCATCAGCACGGGCGTCGTGCCACTCCTCTTCCAACATCCCGCCCCAGTAGTCATTTTTAGGATCCACATCCCAGAGCGAGCCCGGGACGCCCATCTCTCGCAAGTATTCTTTCCTGCCCATCTTCCACGGAACAGGACCCCATTCCTTCTCTTCCCCACCAGCCCTGCGAGTGGCATCCCTCGCCGCCGGTCTCCCTGTCCTAGCCCGCTCTCCCTCTTCTCTCCGGATCCTGGCCTGCTCGGCCTCTTCCGGCTCGGCCTCTACCCTCGGCCTGATCCTGTCCTGAAGATTCCCAAACGGAAGGCCACGACCCTGAGCGTTCGACCACGCCTCAAGCTCCGCGAACTCGGGACTCCCCATGTTGTCGATCCACCAAGTATCAAGAATCTTTCCTTCTCGGACACGATCCCCGAACTCGCCACCGTACAACTTCTCGAATATTTCCTCGGCAGTTTCCTTGTTCCGGCCACGCACGGCCCGACCTAGCCGGGTCATAAACCTTGCGACCTTGTTTACTGGCTTTCCCGCAGGGCTTGGGTTGCGGGTGCGATCATAATCCTCCGACGCCATAGCGAAGGCTTCTTCTGCAACCCCACGATCCCCAATGGTTCGACGTGAATAAAGCGCCCTCGCGATGTCCATGTAGGTCACGCCGGGGCGGAATACCTCACTGGCCCGCCGCATCGATTTGTCGAAATTCTCTCGGGACATTTGCCCCTCGTCCAGCAGCGCCTTGAGTTTTTCCTCAAACTCGGCACGACGCTGCGGAAGCAGTCTTTTGGGGACCGGGGTCTTCTCCGCATACCGCGTCAACTCTTTCCGCTCGGAAGCGGAGATGACATCCATCTGTGACAGGGCGTGGAATGTTTCGTGGTTAAGGTACGGACGAAGGGCGGCGACCTTGCTGTCGAGGTCCTTCGCCTCGAACCCGGGGTCAGCAGCAATTTGGATCAAACGCGCTGCCGACGTAAAGTCGGCAGGAGTCCTGCCGTCCTCAGTCACGGAAAGACCCTTGACCAGTTTCAACAATACCCTCTGGTCGAGTCCCTGTGACTTCAGAATGCTTCCAAGGCGTTGCTCAAGAGAGCTAAACGCCTCTTTCTGCTCCGGGGTGAGGGTTTCCCTGGCCTCTTGCCGGGCCAACCTTTTTTGCTCAAGGCCCGATACCAGCGCTTCCTTCTTCGACGCAAGCGCAGCCCCTGGCCCTACTTCGGGATCCCTTACCTGTTGAATGAATTGGGCATCTCCCGGAGACAAAAGCTCCCCACCCGCAGCCTCCCTGCCGACCCTCTCCCTGTCCCTTCTTTCCTTTGCACTGCGAGCGCCCTCCAGTGTGGTGTGGAACTCCACTGGCTTGGAAGAACGAAAGCTCCCATCTTCACTAACTTCGTACTCTCGGATTACGTAACCATCGCCAAGCCTTTCGGGCTTGGACAGCTCCGAAACATTTTCCGGGTCGATGCTCCAGCGATCCTTAACTGCCTTCTTTACCTTCGCGGCCCTTCCTCGGGTACCCGCCGGGATGCTGGATTCCGCCTGGGCCTTCCCCTCGGATGCTTCCCAGGCAGCCCGCGCCCTGTTCGCCTCCGGCCGTGTCCGGAATTGCCCCTTGAGCCTCCCGTCCACGTAGAACCCAAAACCTTTTTGCTTCTCGTTCAGCCAAGACTGGGCTTTAGATTTGCTCGCAAAGAATTTCTCTATCCCGCCAGCACTATTTCTCACTACCCAAGGGGACTTGTTCGCGTCCCTGGCCGACCTTGACACCCGGAACACTTCGGAGCTAACACCGACCACGCCACCCGGGGTATCGACTCGCTCTATATCTACATCGACAGGATCAACATCTCCACGGTCACTTGCCCTCCCGTGTACGTCAAGCCTCCGCTCAAGCCTACGGTTTTGGAAATCAACCTGATAGACTTCCGTTTCCTTGTCGAGACGCTCCCTGTTCTCCCTGAATATCTTGTCAACAGCATCTTCAAGTTCCTGGGGTGTCCGATTACCCTTTGCGAACTTTCCCTTTTCCCGCCTGCGTACAACCTTCCCGTCTTTCCTTAGGACTACAGACTCTTCTCCGGCAAGGCGATCAGAGGGGTAGATAGAATTTTCGGAACCCGGGGAAAATCCAAGGGCACCGTCCGACTCGTATCGACCGGCTCGCGTCCTGCGACCCCTGACTACATCCCCTCGCTCAAGAGCAACTCTCTCGATCTCCTTGATCGCCCTTTCGCTTCGGACGCCAAGCGTTGCGAACTGTTCCCTGGTAGGGAACGCATCGTTGGCCCGCGTCATCTCCATTACCGAACGATACAGAGACGCAGAAACCCCAGTGGGAAGAGGAGCCCTCCTCGCCACCGAATATTTGTTCCCCTTCTCTACCTGAAGGTATCCAAGGCCAGCCGATCGATCTGCGAACTGTATTCTGTCTTCCGTTCGCCACCGATCTTTTTCAGATCTCGTACAAACTTGACGACCTGCTTTTCGTCAGCGAACAGAAGAGGTCGCTTTATGTCCTGGCGCTCTAGCCCTGAAATGTATTCGTAGAGACTCTTGAGATCCTTGCGACCCTTCGGCGTGTCGGGAACATCGTCAAGATGCCACTTCCCGGTATGCCGGTAGGTCGCGGCCATGAACGAGGGGTCATCGTCCCACGCAATGCCACGGTCATCGGCTACACGGTGAATATCCTCAGTTGTGGGAGCCCCATGACCGGAAAGCTCGCTAGTCTTCCCCTTGGGAATCAAGAACCTCACGCATGACCGTGGAAACATCTTCTTGTGCATCGACCTCGGCCAAATCATCCAGACGAACAGAAAGCTCTGGGCCAATCACGGAGCGAAGCTCTTCCAGCTCCCGATTGATCGCCGGGAGGCCGGTCATCTCCTCCCGCTGGCGCGCATCTTGGTCAACCTGCTCCAAAAGCCTCTGGGTCTCGGCGACCTGAAGACCCTTCTCTGCTTGTACCCGACCCTCCATCGCCTTCAGTCGGTGGTTGCTGTAGGCGTTTACCCCAGAGCCAATTCCACTGAAGCCAAATGCTGCGGGAAGCGTCGAGAGCACAATCTCGACGTACTCGCTCATCGCCTGCTCGTCGAGAGGCGAAATCTCCAGCCCGGCCGAGTACCGCTCCAGGGCGGTTTGCCCCAGTTCTGCGACCTCCTCTTCTAGGATCGTCGCGCCTAGTCTCTTGCCGACCGAAAGGTTGTTGAACCTCGCTAGGGCATCATGGACGGCGCTGAGCGCAACCCTCCGGCCATCCCCAGTGAGGAGAGGAGTGAAGCCACGGCGAAGAGCAGCCCCTCCACCCACAAGCGCGTAACCCAAAGAATCGAGGGCGGTCTGGCCGGTAGCCGCGCCTACGACCTTGAGAAGATCCAGATCTTCCGTGGTCGCCGCACCGGACTCTTCTGCCCGGTTGATGTTGTCGGCCAAGTAGCCAGAAAACATTCCACCGAGACCCGCAACCGCAGCGGCGATCCCGGGACCCACTGCGACCGGAAGCGCAGCCGCCACGCCCGCCGCGCCGAGAGCAAGCCCCACCGCCGGAGCCTGGAACCCCAGAGACTGCCCGATCTGCTCGCCGCCGAACTCTACAACCTTGGCGGCAGCAGGGAAAAGACCATCCTTATCGTATGTCTCGGAGATCTCATCGAGGGACACAAGCCCTGGAGCTGCCATCGCAGCAGCCTCGTTGTTCGACCGCAACTCCTGGGTCGCCGATCGATAAAGCTCCTCGTCCCCGGTCATGTCTGCATAGGCGGCCTGTAGACCAGGGACAATGTTGCTCAGGGAACGTTGAGCCGAAGAAGTAAACGCATCGAAGACAGAAGACTCTGGCTTCTTCGGGTACGGATCGGGGATGTAAATGCCAGAGTAGTCCGTCTCTGCGGGAGCCTGACCCATCGTCCCCAGTCCGTACTGCAACTCCTGGACGCGGTTGGGAGTCTGCTTGAACCACTCAGAATTTTCCAGCTCGCGAGAAGCACCAGCCCAGTCACCAGAACGGAGGAGATCACGAGTGCTCGTGTGCTCATCAAGCCAATTGTTGCCAAGCTGGTAATTGGCCTGACCGAGGGTCGCGAGCAGCTCAGGAGTCATCTCCCCCGGGAAGTCACGACCCTGCATCTCCGCATTGAGGAATGCATCCTTACTGTCCGCCAAGAACCTTCTGTCAATCAAGTCCTGAGGAACATCGGAGCCTACGGGATAAAGCTCTTCCTCCTCCTCTGTCGCCAGGGAACCGTAGCCAAACGTGGCGTTCCCTAGAGTGTCCCGATACATAGTCGGAACACCACCTTCTAGCTGACGAAGATACGATCGGAACTGATCTAGTGACATATTGACGCCTTACCGAAAGTTCATTTTCTCAGCAACGGTCCCACCGGAAGAACCAACCAATCCTCCAGCTTTAAGCCCCGCTAACTCGGCAGCCTCACGGCCTAGCACCGATCTATGGCGAAAAGCCTCCAGCTCCTTTTTCATCTCCTCGTTAATTTTCTCTCGCAACTTCCCACTCCTCTGCAAAGCAAGAAATTCTTCACGAGGCTCTTGGCCTGGGATACGTGGTCCCTGCGGGTCCCCGTACTTCAAACGATTCATGACCCTTTGTTCCAGATCCGCACCAAGCGACAAATGTTCTTTGCCAACATCACGAGCCATCGCTGCGTCAACCCTTCGCCCCTCTGTCTGATAATCCCTAGCCCTCGCACGGTTGTACGCCGACAGCGCATCGTAGTAGCCCTGCTTGTCCGCAAGGCCCTGGTAAGCCAGACGGTTCGTGATGTCTTGCTGCTGAATATCGTCACCTCTCTTCCGGCCAGCCATTATCACTGGAGTTGCCGCCGTAATCCCCTCGCCGAGGGCTTTGCCCAAACGACCCTTTCTTGCACCAAGGAGAGCAGCCGCTATCTGGGCCTGCGCCAGCCCCTTGTCGAAGCCGGGCATTGTCAACGATTGCTCGTTGGCCCCGGAACTCTTCATCCACTCCTCAAATGTTTCCGGCATGTCCGAGGGGGGCAGCGGAGGAAGTCGATTGCCGCTTCCTGCGATGAGGCTTTCCTCGATGATCGGTCGCTCGTCGTATTCATTCGTTGGTTCGTGCTCTTGCGAAGGATTCCCGTCTCGCGGAAGATTCAAATCGAGATCAGGACCTTCGGGAAACCTCTCCATAAGCTCTCTGGCACCCAGGGCTGCACCCCCCACAGCACCAAGTTTTGCTGCCCGCACAGGGAGCTTTCCAATATGCTCCGCAAGCTGCTTATCTGTTCTGAATTTTCCGGTCTTCTTCCCGGTCAACCAGTGCCTTTCCTGTCGGCCAGGCTGCCGCAGTGTGTTCTGCCACCAACTCTCATTGGCCTGCGGCCGCCCACCGGCCCCCCTACCAAGGATAGACGGGGGGGCTTCACCGGGAGGAAGGCCACGACGCCCCGCTGGCCCCTGGAGTCTTTTCATTGCCTCAACTACAGGCTTTCCCGCCGCACGACGCATCTTGTTCGTAAGATCGGCACCTTTGTACGCTAGGTATCCAGCCCTCGCCAGCCTAGCGCCCCCCAGCGCGGCCCTGATTCCAGTTCCAGCAACCCATCCCACTCCCGGAAAAAACATAAGCCCCATCGCGGCTGCATCCAATGGATTCTCTTCGGCCCAATCCCAGGCTTGGCTACCGTAATCCCCAACGGTGTCCATGAATCCCCCACCCTCCTCAACTTCCTCAACTTCGGAGCCGAGAAGAGACTCCAGGGGATCGTTTACTGGCTGAAACCCGAACCCCGAACCTGGGCCTCCTCCGCTTGTGATCCGAGTAGACCCAGAAAACGGGGCGGCCTCTTCAACAACACTTTCCGTAAACGAAACATCCCTAATCGGATCAACCCGTGCGGCAGAGGTCGCTTCACTTACAACATCCGGAAGCGCTGTAGGTTCATTCGGTATCTGACCGACAGGCTCGGCCATCAAATACCCCTCGGGTTGATTTATTTTGCTTTTGTACTCTCCATACTTCCGGCGGGCAAAATAAGGAGCCTCTCCCCCTTCTGGGGCGTAGGGAGCACCCGGACCCTTCAGCCATTCTCCAAAAGAAAGCACTGTCCCACCCGCGAGAAACCCCCTGCGGGGATGCCGAGGCTGGACAATCCCACCATGCGCCATGCCCCTGGGACCAGGGGCACCACCCTGCGCCATCATCATCGCCTGCATGTTGGGGGTTCCCGGTGCGCCCGGAGGAGGGCCAGCCTGGGGAGGAGGTCCCGGAGGGCCGGGGGGAGGACCCTGCGGGCCTTGCGGAGGACCCTGGGGAGGACCCTGGGGAGCGCCACCGATTCCGCCAGGAGGAGTCTGGATTCCCATCATCCTCTCTTCGATCATTGTGGTTTCGGGGGGTCCTTGCTGATCATTGGCGTACTTCGCCTTCATCTTATTGCGGCGATCAAGCTCAGTGAACACAAGATATTGTGGGTACTTCTGGGGATTCTGAACTTCCATCACAATTTCTTGCTCTGAAAGATTTTTCAGCTCGTCGGCAAGCTCCAGAAGGTTTTTCCCTACGCTAGGACCAATCATGACCCGCTCCCCATAAGGTTCTTGAGGGCACCAGCCCCTACTCCTAGTCCCAGAAGCTGTCCGGGTATGCTCATACCCGGACTCTGGACTCGCTGTTCCATACCTGTCGGGACACCTGCAACCAACTGCCCAAGGCGGCCAAGGTTCATCCACGGGTAATCCTGCTCTCGCATGAACTCTTGATACGCAAGATCCATCCCGGCCTGATCCATCCCCCTCTGCGACCGACCGATCTCTTCCATCATCCCAATGCGCTGCATCAGGTTCTGCTGGGCAGTTGTGCCGATGTCCATTCCTGCCCCAGCAATCCCACGAAAAGCCTCTGACTGCGCCAAAGCATTCTGGACATTATTCTGAGCTGCCTGCATGTTCATCTGCGCTTCCTGTATCGCGCTTTGGTCTCCGGCCTGCTGGGCGCGGTACAGAGCATCACGGTTCTGGTTGAAAGCATCCATCCCCATTTGGGCCGCCTGGATCGCCGACGCACGATTCCCAGCACCGGCCTCCATACCCATCCGGGCCGCAGCCAAAGCGGACTGGTCACCCATCTGGGCAGCTTGGATCGCCGCTGCGCGGTCTTGCCCGAAAAAGTCCATACCCATCTGGGCTTCTCTCGCCAAAGAAGAGTCCGTCATCTGGGCGGCCTGGATCGCGGCATTCCGATTCGCCTCGGCAGCCTGCATCCTCATCTGAGCTTCCTGAACAGCCGTCGCATCACCCATCCTGGCGGCCTGGATCGCTGCTGCGCGATCCGCCTCAAACCGGGCTCCTGCGTCCTCGTAGGCCCTTTGACGACCCTGGGCTGTAATGTCAGACATCGTCTGAGCCTGAATGGCATCCCCCATGATCCCCTGGAGGGCTTCTCGGTATCCGCCACGAGCACCGCTCTCGACCGAAGCGGCGTCCATCTCGTTCTTTTGCCGCTCGTACTCCTCCGCCGCCGACCTCTTCTGTTGGCCCACAACAGCATCCATATAGGGCGACATATACTTCTCGTATGCCGCTTGTCCAGAATCATCTACATCCGTAAACCGGCCAAAATCGTAATCCTTACCTTCGTATGTAGAATCCACCTCGCCGAAATCGAAACCCCGACCCTCGTACCGGGGGCCACTGTACTGCCCGAAATCGAAGCTCCTGGGGTCGTAGGTCGATTCCACATCTCCGAAGTCAAAGCTGGTGTTTGGTATTTGCCCCGGCGGCAGCGCCCCAGAACCACCACCCAAAGCCCCCACGTCACCATCACCATAATACATCGGGGTGTCATAGGAACGAGCCTGATACCCGGAAGAGATAGGACCGATACCCCTCGCCGCACCCGCCGCCTCCCCCAGCAACGCCCCCGCTTGCCCCGCTGCCGGGTCCCCGCGATCAAACATTTGCTGGGCAGCGCCAAAGGCTGACTGCTCATACGGGCTGAACCCGGCCACTCGCTGAATCGCGTTTCCCTCTGCGTCTACATACCGGGGGAAATCCCTCTGCGATCCATAAGCAAGAGACTCGCCCTCCGCGATAAGCCTTTGGTGCGCTTGCCTCGCCCACGGAGGCAACTGGGTCGCATAAGAGTCCGAACCACCACCACCACCCATGACTAAACCTCCATCCCGAATACGACGTACTTCTTCTTCCCGTCAAGAAAAGAACCGGACATTTCCGAGCCAAACTTTTCAGCCAAATCCGGCTTTATGTACGCAACCATTTCATCGCAACCCATTTTCTCTGCTTCTTTCTTTAGAGACTCCGCGACTTCAGGCTGGATTCCAGCCACTCCTGAACCGGCAAGCATCGCGACAACCATCTCTTTGTAACCATCACGGTGGCAGCTCACACTCGTGATTGCCAAACACCGACTATCTTCCGTCCGCCAAACCCAAAGCTGCAATTCTCCCGTGAATACGGCATCCGAAACATCTTTCAATGTTCCCGAGTGATCGTCAGTTTCCACTGCCCGGTAAAACAGGTTGATCTCTTTTTCGTCAAGATCCCAAGTCGATTTTCTCTCTAACATTTCAACCCACCATTGCCCTTGCGTTAATCGGCGGTGCCTGATTTGTTGTCCCGGTTCTGGAATGTCGAACATTTGCCATCAACTCATTCAACCTCTGCGCTCCCGCATTTGTACTCCCATTGCCAAGGCCAGAGACTACGTCTGCCGGAACCACGAACTCACCCTCCGAAAGAGCAACCGGCTCCACCCCGTCTATGTTCGCCGGGACAGAATCACTCATGCCATCCCCCAGGGGAACGGGGCCTCCGGCATTAAAACCTTGCTCAACAAGACCCTCCTTCGGGGAAGGTGAAGGCTCGCGTCCCAACACGCGAGCCTCTAGCTTTGAGTAAGCCAACTCACCAAACGCTTCGACAAAATCCACGCGAGCCATCTCTGGATTCGGATGTTGAGCCGGGTTTGAAATTGCGAGGATTGCATTTTCGACAATAGACTGTCGGGACTGCATACCCGGATCCATCTCCGGAAGTTGGAACGACTGCGTACCAGATTCCATCTCCTCCTGGGCGTAGGTATCCGTAGCAGGCATGGCGTCTACAATCCCACCACCCGAATACCCAAATGGTGTCGGATCGCTCCACACCCCCCGTGCCTCAGGGCTTTGATATTGAAATCCCTGCCCCGGAAGATTTTCTCGATACCAACGCTTTCTTTGCTTTTTGTTTTTGCCCATCGGGTTTACCCACTCGACGGGGTCCGTCTGCATCGTCGGAGTTCTCGGACCACCCAAACCCGGGGTGTACATACGGCGAAACTGGCTCTCAATCTGCATTCTCCGGGTCGGTGCCTGATCCGACCAGTGACGCGCTCGCACTCGGGACGGGGTTGTATCTTTGGCCCGGTTCCTTGCGTTGACCATGCGAGTAGCATCGTCCCATAAACTTTCCGTTGACCTGCCCATTGTCTTGCTGGGGTTCACAAACCTTTCCCAGGAATAGATGGGACTTTCCTGGGGTCTGGCAGCAATCCCGTCAAGACCAGAAGCCGAGGCCTTCCCGAGTGACCCAAGACCCTCCTGTCCTTCGTAAAAATTCAACCCGAAGGGATCGCCCTGATGCCCCTGGCCGCCACCCATATCAGCGCCTCCTGACCCGACCACCGCCGCTGTAGTATTGGTTTGCAAAACCACCTTGGAGTTCCATGAGCCTACGCTGCAACTCCTGAATCTCGTTCATCGAGGATGTTCTGTCCGAGCGATACCTATCAAGATCTGACATGCCGTACTGAGATCCACTAAATTCGTCAGAAAAATCCAGATCTGGACCCCCTTGCCCAGACGCCCATTGCATCCGTTGAAACTTATCCAGTGCAGACATATCACCACCGGACTCAACTGTGGAAAACGAATCCGCCCACTGGGATTTTCTGTCCATCAGGTCCTGCTCATCCTGGACGAGGCGGTCTTGGTATCCCTGTTTCCCAGCTTCCCAGTCTTGCTGCTGCTGGGGACTAAAAAACCCCGTAGCGGGGCGGTCTTGATTCCAGTAGTCGGCTTCCGACTCCGCAGTGTTAAAACGCTTGCCCAAGTTCATATATGGGTTCGTTTGCTCAGGATAGCCACCCTGGTAACTTGTGAGTCTTTGACTCGCAGCCTGTGCCCAGGGCGGCATCCCTACGGAACCGCCGATAGGACCAGGGCCACCAGGAAAACCCATTTGGTTTCGGTAAGGACTTTGCCAGCCCCCCGTCTGGTCCCCCCAACCACCCGACCATGCCTGTCCGCCGGGGTTCGGCTGATACCGATCGTCCATACCGTCTGAGTTACTGTCCTTAATATCCATAGTGTGCGACGTGCCCGGTTCGGGGTTAATCGCACTTCCCCAGTAGCTTTGATTCGTCGGAAGCTGACCGACCCCCCTATCATTTGGGTTTGCCGGTCCCCAACCACCCGACCATGCCTGTCCGCCGGGGTTGTTGGGTCCCACCGGCTGAAGACCCCAGCCGCCCTGCTGTGCTCTATTGCCACCCATCAGCCTGCTCCTCCGTGACGCCAACTGCCGTAGGCAAGCGGGCCGTCATATTCTCCGTATTTTTCTTCTTCTTCGTCGTTCATCACACGGTCCAGCATCATCGCGCCACCCATCGTCATCATGGGGTTGTCCGCCATCACACCAAGACCCTTCTTGAGGTTCCCGCCGTATCCCTTCAGCGTGTCCCCGGCACCCTCCATGAAAGCCTCACCGCCCTTTCCACTAAACAATTCGGACACTCCAGAACCCATCTCAGCAGCAGAATAACCACGATGGGGTATCGAACGACCCACCACGCTGGGCAGCGTTGATGGATCCGAAATTAACCCCCCCGCCGTGGGCATCGCCTGCGGGGGCGTAACCAGAGCAGTAGGTGCCGCGCTGTACGCTGTTGGGGAAATAACTCCCTGGTTAATCAATGTTGATGCCGTAGGCAGTCCCGTTGATGTTGTTGCTGGCGCAATAGCCCCCTGGGCCAGAAATTCGCCAGCCGCAGGCAGGGTTACATTCGGAGCCGCGCCGAGGATCGTGGACTGTGCCGCCGCAGCCGTGCCAGCTGTGCCAGCTGTGCCAGCTGTGCCAGCTGGCACGGCTGCGGCAGCTGTGCCAGCCGCGCCAGCCGCACCGGCCCCACCGGCCAGAGCGCCAGCACCCATGCCACCCAGCAAGCCCATGCCGCCACCCATCAAGATCCCTTCCAGAATGCCCTGCTTTCTCTTTTTGGCTGTCGCGCCACCAATGGTCGCCCCGAGCGCCAATCCAAGCAATGGCAACCAAGCCTCCGGCTGCCCCGTTGCCGGGTTCCTCGTGAGCCCACCCGGGACCATCGAGTCCAACGCAGCCACTTCTATCGGATTGACGTGCATCATCATGCTGTCGCCAAACCGGCCCTGGTCGGAGAGCCGACGCACATCTTGTCGCAGGCTGCCGTAGTTCATAGTTTCACTCCAAACATTAGGTAAGCGATAAATCCGCCAAGCGCGAAGAACGCAATGTCCACCGCTCTGTCAAAAAAGTGGAGACGGTACCTCCTGCTCCACTGTTCCCACTCGCGGATCGCTCCGCACAGAAACGCGCTGGCTGTGCATCCGACCGCCAGACTTTCCATCAACAAGACGGGGGCAAAGACCACTACCGCATAGGCCATGTGACCTATTTGGTCGATCACTTGCTTGCGGAAATCCCAGGGCCTGTCAGACCAAAAGGTGTGGTCAAAATCCATCAGGTTATCTCAATCCCCATGATCGTGTAGGCCACTGTACCAGTGTCTATTTTGAAAAAGATTTTGTCTCCAGAGCCCAAGGTCAAGCCCAGGGACAGAACATCGTTGTTGTTTGCTGCCAGCGCCTTCTGGTAAACGATCATGTTGCTAAAAGGGACAGAACCCGCAGATATAGAACTATCCCCAACGGCAATACTGTATGTAGAAGAATCGGAGGAGATGACTAGAATTGACGTAATCAGGGTCTGTGTTTGCGCTGAGACAGCCTTCGGACCCACTGTCACCGTCCCGGAACTCACGGTCGTGGCCGCAGGAACAGGAACCTGATACGCCTCTGCCCAGTTGGTATCGCCGGGAGCGGCCTGCTTTAAGATCTTGTAGCTATCCAAAAGTTTTTACCCCCACCCTCGGCAGAAGCCTTTCCTTTTTCGACGCGCATGAAGCCTCCCTTCCGTGAGTAGCTGAAGCCTCAGACAGCTTCGCAGAAATCAAAGACAGAGAATCCTCCACGTCTCTTCTGAAATTGTTTTCTGACAAAGACTCGTACTCCAAAGACGACTTATTCATCGGACGAAAGCTGACAGCCGAACGGATCGTCGGTGGTGGTTTCGCCACAAAATTTGACGGCAACGTAAACTCAACCGTAAGAACCATGCCTTTGTATCCAGAAATCGTTTCCGTCGCCGACTTGGAAGAATGAAACCTTCTCTGTGCGCCATTCGTTGTCCCTGAAAAATCCTGGAAACGGACACCAATCCAATCGCTCGTCGCAGTCCTCGCGTCCAAAGCCTTTTGTATGTTCGACTTGAAATTTGACAACGCGATGTAATTCGTTTCCGAGCTGTACTCACTTGACGCAGGTCGATACACCTGACCCGACGTAAACGATGGAAAACTAGAAACATTATCTGTTGAGCCAGTCAGGACGCCACTCGCATTCTTGATGTCCGTCCCCGTCATCCACTTCGTGTAGCCCCCAAAACCCTGCAATACTCTGGCAGGGGCCGGAGTCTCCCTCGCGTAAATAACGGCGTTGTCCGTCGTTCCTCCCGCCGCCGCAAGTATCCCGACTTTGATGGCCGTGGCCCCGGTATCCGTTCCGGAAAAAACCAACTCCGATATGTAGACAGTATCTTCCGACAGCGTCACCGTGCTAGACGGAACAAACCAAAAAGCAGACAGGCCAGCAGTCGCTATCAAATCCGCATCGCGCGACAAGCTTGTGTCTAATAGTGAGCCTTTCGTGTAAGAACCAGCACTACCAGAAGCCTCGTACAGGTTGCAATAAACTGAAGTATTCGACAGCGACCCTGTTCTCTGGATGAAAAAGTAATGCGCCACCAAGGCGTCCCCATCACCAGCACTGTTGCACGTCCAAGACTGCGCGATAGAACCAACACCGTGCTCTATATTCATCGGCATCGAAATCGTCTGATCGCTCCCCGACAGCCTCCCGCCGACCCACGCGGAAGTAAGTCCGGGGTACGGAGCCACATTGGGGTAGTAAATAAACTCAGGACCTTTATGATAAGACTCAACCGTCTGGTTAAGACGAGGATCCCAACCGGCGCTCGTATCCGCCAAAACATCGACAGAAACATTTGAAGAAAAAGACGTACTGTCTGACGCGCTTGCTTTCATTTCCAACTTGGCTTTTGAAACTGTCGCGCCAAGGGGTATCACACTGGACTCGTAGTGACTTACAGAGCCACGGTTCACTGGAGTCTTGGCAGCGTCTCTGCCAAAAAAATGAACGGCCTCATCCCAATCGATCGTAAAACCGCTCACATAAACAGCATCTCCCACCGTGTAATCTGCATTCGCAGATCGCGCGGGCTGCATAACCGCTACGGGCATTACGGGTAGATGCTCCCCCTGGACCTTCCGGGGTCAGGGTCTACATCTTTCCAGTGCTTGAGAGTCTCGACCGCGATCTTCCCGTCTCCGTAATGATCGGTCTCAAAAAGAACTTCCAGCTTGCAATACTGATCAAAGTACCCATGCACTCCGTACCACTCGTGCTGTCGAATGTCTCCACCGGACTCCATCGGAAACCTCCAATGGTCCAACGTGAAATACCCACCGTCATCTAGGGGCATAGGGTTCATAAACATCCACTCCATTACGGAAAATGTTCTCCTCCACCAATCCCGAGATCTCGCCTTTGCCGCGTCTACAACATCCTGATTGACAATCTCTCCACCCGGACCGTATGCAATCTCCGGAATCTTTGCGGCAATGTCTTGGAACATCGGAGCCGGAAGTGCCGACACAACATCGTGATCATCGCCTACAGGGTGGACACGGTACATTCCCCAGGTACCGTAATACTCGCCTTCCGTATCTTCAATGGCGAAGACAAGGCTTTCTTCATCAACGGGGCACTTCCGCCAGTCCTCTGTTCTCCAGTCCTGAGTCGCCACTTCGCACAAACCAAGAAAATGATTTCGGGCATAGAAATTTAGCGGTGCATCGTCCTCGGTGTGGCGATACGTGTACCCATCAATTTGGAACGGAACGATGTGAGACATTCAGGCGACCGGCGGGCTCACGAAATTTTCCCTTTTGGAGGCGAGAGACGCTTCGGTGCCGAAAAGGGAAGAAGCTCCAGAAATTTCAGCAGAAAGCAAAAGCAGGTACCGCTCAACCTCCCTTCGGAAAAAATCCTCACCGTCCTGGCTGTACGAATTGTCAGCCAGCGGAAGCGGTTGAATTTGGACAGCCACTAACGCCTCCCGTCCGGCTGAAGGTCAATCCTCATGTCCCCCATTCTCCACTTGTAATCAGATGCGCTGGCGCTGATCTTCATCCGGATGGCCCTCGCTCTCCCGCGAACTGCGGATCCATTCCCCGTGGGAGAATAAGTGTAGTCACAAGGATCAGTCGCGCTTCCAGTCGCAAAGTCAAGCCGCATACTCGTGGTCCCTGTGCTCTCGGACCCGGGGAAGTCTTTGTTGATCAACTCAATATCCACAGCTCTGGAGCCAGCACCGCTACCCACATCGAACAGGCGAATGTCAGGAATGATCCTGTTGTAGAAAGAAAATGAATCCCCGTCAGCAATCGATATGTCGCCAGTTTCAATGTACGACTGCAAAGCCATGTTGTTGGCAGAACTCCCGGTTTCGTGAAGCATGATCCCACACTTTGTCACGTCAGGAGCGGAGCCGGCGTTCGACTTGTACTGGGTCACGTAGGTTGACCAGGGGGCGTCGAAAACGGCAGCGTCCCTCCACGCGGTTCTGTTGTATTTGTTTTCCACCAATGTATCAGAACTTTGAGCAAGCGATCCCATATCCAAATCGCCCATTGACCATACGTTTTCATCGTAGTCGAGGGTCACGTATCGATTCGGCTCAAACGAGTCTGCTGTGGGGTAAAACCACGTCACCTCGCCAAAGGCCGAGTTCACCGCCGCGAAGCACTTTTCTTTCTGGTCGTAATTGAAATCGTCGAATACATACTTCGCCACAGAAGACTGAAGAATCGACACGGATCCCTGGTAGACATAAAAGGCGTTGTCCGCCATGAAGAAGACCGCATTCGCTGCGTTTACCGCCGAAGCAGCAGACACAATCCCGACGCCCTCGGTAATCAGAGTGAACGAAAAAACATTCGGTGGACCCACGAACCGCATGGAGTAAACCCCAGAGTCCGTAAAGATCACCACTTCATCCTTCGTGCTGACACCGCCAATGATCTCGGAACCCACACGGAGAACCTGCCCACCGGAAGTGTTCGTCGGGGTCGGGAGCCAGTCAAACGGATTGTTCTGGTCCGACCACCTCACCAGAAGAGAGTTCTTCTCATCGCTCGCGCTGGCCCCAACATCGTTGCAACCAAGAGCCACGCAGTGACCATCCTTCTTTGAAACCAAGAAGCTACTCACCTTGTGGGGCGGGTCCGCGTGGCCCGTGAAGGAGTCCAGCGCCGCCGCAATCTTCGTCGCGCCTGTCTGCGGAACACCGCTGCTGCTGTTCGCGGAAAGATCGTAGTAGTAAATCGTCCCGCCAGAGTTTGCGAACATCAAGTCTTCGCCGTAGTTGTCAATGTAGACCCGACGAGTTTCCCCTGTTTCCGTTGCAAGGGCAGATTCTTGATCCCAAGGTCGGGTTGCCCCCTCGACACCGTCACCGTCATCACCAGCGGCCAAGTAAAACAACTTGCCCGAACCAAGCGCCAATGTCCCCGTTGTCGCTGGGTCCTCGGGGGCCACGATGGTAAACGTATTCGGACCTGTTGCTACGGCATCTACATTCCACCAATCATTGTTCAACAAGGACAGATCCAATCCGCCCAAAGTCCCGCTCAGATTCGTGAAATAAACGGACTTCGATGTCGTTGGCGAACCGCTCGAATACTTGAAAACAACTTTTTTAGACCCGTCGTCCGTACCCTGAGCACCCGCTGCATCGACAAGATCGAACTCGGTAGGAGTGAAATCATCTCCGCCCCAGTACCCAACGCCCCAGCCACTTCCCGTGCTGACGGTAAGATTCCCGGGCTTTACCTTGTGGTGAGCCTCGATCCCGGGACCGCCGCCGCCGCCGCCGCCTGTCGGGACGGGGGTCAAGCCCGAGTCAAATGTATACTCCCCAGCCCCGACAGAAATAACCTGCCAGCCACCATTCCTGTTTATCGTAGCCGCTGGTATTGCGTTGGTTGTACCCACCGTAGTCGTGGCACCCTCAAAGGTCACCCAGTCACCAACCGCAACTCCGGCAGTCCCGTCAGTAACGGTCACGATACCGTCTGTAACCGCAAATGGATCAGCCGAAAGGCTCACCGCAGCTATCCGGTCAGGCGTAACATCCACGGCCCCGTTACTGGTGATCACGTAGAACTTCTCATTGGTACCCACCCAACGGTATCGGTACCCCTCAAAGCTCTTCGTGCTGTGGCAGGCCCTCCCGAACCCCTCCAGCTCGTGAGACTCAAGACGGGACCAGCCACCAATCATCTCGGGGACGCCGCCACGGAAGCGCATGTTGTTGCACTTGTACCAGGATCCGCTGGCACCAAACTGCGTTGACTCCCGGTTGATCCCGGGCGGGAATTGAAACTTCTTGATCATGAAGCCTCGCCAACACAAAAGTAGGACATATAGCCATCCTTAACGCCGCTGCCAGAAGCCGAGTTTTTAATCCGGATCGTCGTGGCCGATCCAGGCTTGACCTCCGCTTTGATAGCCGTCGCGGCGCTGGTATGACTATCAGAGGTGCCTGTAACTTGGACCGTCCATATCGCAACGAAACCAGACGGCGTGACATCTAGCGTTACCGCTTTAGCCACTTCCACCGTATCAAAATAAAACCTGACTTTCCCGACATTGAACCCGCCCTTCTTGTTTAGGTTGTTTGTCGGAGAAACACCAGTCGTTCCCGCGACAGACGGGGCAGTGTTGGGGGCTGGGAGATTGCCCTCGTGCCAAACCTTGTTTACCGTGGCTCCGTACTCGTATGTAAGAAGGTTCTCTACATCGGTGGCATCTCCAGACGCTTTCATGCTAATGCCATCGTTCTTGCCGTTGGCGCTCTCCCCGATCTCAATAAGGTTGGTCGTTCCGGAAATCGCCATGACTCGGTAGTCATCGGTAACACCAGCAGTGTTCCGGATATAATACTCGCCACCCACACCTAGAATTACGTTTTGGTTAAGCCCCGTGCGGACGCCTCCGTTTGCTGTAAATAGACAACTCGCGTCGATTGACTTCGTCGCATCAACCGTGTCGAACGTAAGCATCGAGTCACCTGCGCCGTCCTTGATCTCCAGTGCGGCCACATTGTTGCTGTCCAGTTTCCAGTCAACCGCGTCACCCGTAGAGTCCAGCTCCGTGGACAGATCCGTCCAAATGTTTTTCAGGCCACCAGAAGCCACCTGCACCTTGAAGGCATTCTCACTGCACTGCAACTCTATCCGGTCTATGTTCGTGGACCCCAGCGCGAGCTGGTCGTTCGCTCCGACAGTCACCACTCTCGCCGGATTGCCGGCAGCGTCATCGATAAGTATGGATTTCGCGTTAAGGCCTAAGTAGATATTTCCCGAAGTGACATTAAGGTTTCCGGTTGTAACCGTGAGGCTATTTCCTGCAATAATTCCTGCGCCCGAGTTAATGGTTGTCGTCACGTCAAGCGCCCCCGTCACATCGAGGGCCCCCGTCACATCGACCGCGCCCGTCACATCGACCGCGCCCGTAACCTTGACCGGCTTAAAAAACTCAACATCGTTAGCCGCCGCGTCGAAGTGCATGAACGTATCCGAGCCATTCGTGAACTTTAGAGACTCGGCTTCACTGTTGTTGAACAAGAACTCTGTCGCCTGCGTGGAAACATCAATCTTCGGGGAATCAATATCGATCTGATGAATGTCGGCGGAACCGAGAACCAGGGTCTCCCCATTTCCGGTTGTTCGCGAGTCGCACTCGATGAATACCTTTGTGCCCGCTTTGATCGCAAGCGCCGCGTCGGTAGTGTCTGCGATTTTAATATCACTGGCTTGGCTTGATAGATCGATCGCGACTGCCGCGTTGATGTCAATTTGAGACCCGAATGTCGCGATTCCGCTGAATGTCGCAGTCGTGGCAGTGGCCGTAGTGGCAGTCAAAACCCCCGCTTCCAAGTCTCCAGTAACCGTCACTTTGCTTGGACTTGCAGCCGTATCAAATTTTACGAAATCGGATGCCCCATCCTTGATTTCCAGTGCCGTGGCAGAATTTGTTAATTTGAAATCCGTAGCGGCAGTGAACTCGACCTCGCTTGAGTTGATTGTTACGTCAACCACAGCGTCCCCAAGACTCAACTTATTTCCAACACTGTTTATGCTGATATACTCTTCACCGCCGGAATCTTTGAAAAGAATCGCAGTTGCTTCTGTGTTGGGGACTGTAAAATAATTGTTCGTACCAGGGTCGAAGTTGATGCCATTACCTGTTTGGATGTCCAGCAAGTCGGCCTCTGGATGGACGACAACCCTTTTGCCACTACCCGCAGAAGAAGTATCAAGAGAAAGCATCGAGTTTAATGAGGAACGGGCACTACCCGTCAAGAACTGAAGAGCGCTGTTTTGCTCGTCTTTGACGAGAATTTTCGTTGTGCCTACATCAAAATTATCAATTTGATCAATCTGGGAAACTTGCAATACATTGTGGACACCATCGCTTGAGACGTGAAGCAACGCAACTGCGCCTTTTCCGAGAACATAAGAATCATTCGATGCGTCGTGATTTTTGAACGTAATCGTCGCGTCCGCTGTGTCCAAAAGGTTATGCGCCCAGAAAACCCTTTCGCAAGCAGAGCCTGTTGAGTTCCCGCAAATCTGAACCGTTGCATCTCCGCCTGTAGCGCCTCTAAACTTTATGTAGTTGCTACGACCCTTTCCTCCGCCTTCTCCGGCGGCGGCGCTGTCCTGCGTTACGAACTGGAAAGTTTTCGTTCCGGAAGTGTAAACAGAACCGTCAACAGTGCTTGTAATAGTTACTGATGAGGAAGACCCGGCCATTTGCTCTAGGAGTTTCAGGTTTGCGTTCGTGGAAGTGCCCCATGTTCCGGCCTCCAGGCCGGAACCAATGAGCTTCAACTGGTAGTTGTCAGAGTAGGTAGTTGCCATTCCGGATCCTTACGCTGCGTTTCCGACCGTTGCATCTTCCCCGGTCACCACGGAGCCCATTGTGGCAAGACCATCAGCAAATCGCTGCTCGTAATACTGAATCAAACCCGGCTCACCCTTCATAAAGGAGTAAGCCTCGGCCAGTGAGCCATACAAAAGTATGTCAGGGAAAGTGACGCTAAGCCAAGTCTGGCTTACCGAATTATCCGTCAGCGACCCGGCAGCGGTCTTTCCGTAGTAATCGGCTGCGTAGTAATAATTGGCCGTAGATGGCTGCGGCGCAATCTCGATCTTTAATTCAGGGTCTACGCTTCCGCTCACCCCAGCACTGCTCACTGCGTAGTATTTCGGAACACCCGTAGACACAGCCGCCGATGTTCCCGGATACGCCTCTAGCAAGAAATCATAGTCTTTCCGAAGCAAGTAACTCCACGGGCCAGAAGAAATATTATCTGTCTGGCTTACTCTGACATCGTAAACTTCCACCGCGCCCGCAGGAAGGGTGATCGTCGTCGTTTCGCCAATCTTTGCTGAAGCCTTGGATTTCCAGAATGCAGGCATCTGAACGGATCGATAAACGCGATCTTCCGAAGTCCGAATAAAGTCATCAATCGAAGCGGTAAAGACACTGTCAGAATTTTGCACATAATTCTGAATCGCCACTTTAAGTTCTGCGTAAGTCATGTGTTCTCCTACATCCGTCGCCGACCAGAAGATCTAGCGATTCTAACTTGTCCGTCTCTGCCCCGCGCCATCGGGTACTGCTGCGCAGCAGGTGATTGCTGGGTCGGAACCGTCGTCTGACCCTCATCGTTTGGAGAGGCAGATTTTCCAAGAAGCATGATCTGTTCGTCATAATCCGTCTTCAAAGACGGCAGCCGACCACCCACCTCTCCGTGCTTCATGCAAATCTTGTAAGCCAACCCCGAAACGAGGGCCGGTAAAAACTGGCCCGGTACCTCTATCGTGTTCGCGCCAGTCCCGGCATCTGCAATCCGCTTGGTTCGCCAATACAAGATGTTGTAAGTCACCGCATCCGGGGCAGGGTACAAAACAATCGTAGCCCGCTGCGCACCACCCGAAGCCCCGACCGCAGTTGTCTCGTTTAGGATTTCCGGAGTCTTCACGTAATACGAAGACGGAGTGCCTTGCGTCAGCTTCGACGGAAGCGCCGCGTAGCTTCTTTCCGGAATCTTCGACAACCTCGTGTCCGACCACCCAGTAGTGTACTTCGACACGCTCAGTCCGGATCCCCTGCGGACAATGACATCCAAAACGTCTACAGTCCCCGGCTCTAATTCGTATTCACTCTGGCCTACCTCCGGCTGATACCCGACATTCAAAGATCCATCGTAGTCAGATCGCCAGTACCGCTCTTCCACCATCCAAATGTCGATGTTGCGGTTTTGCCACTCCAGCATCAAGAGGTCGATACTGCGCTTCCCTGCCCTGAAGTCGTAGCCTGTCTCCATCTTCAAGCCCGCGCGGTCGTACGCCTCTTCGATAATGTCAACAACTTCAAGGTTAAATGTTTGCGTAGTTCCAATAGTCATTACTTACGCCCCACCATTTTGCACTGCTTCTTCCGCATCACAGCACCTTCGCCACGGACGGGATTGCCGCCGCTCGGCACCGCGCCACCAGCCGCGTAAGACTTTGTTTTTTCCATTGCGATGCCCGTTTTCGCGGACTCCGCCTGCGCCGCCGCAATTCCGGCAGGGTCGTACCCAAAATGTTTATTGCCAACCTTAGGCATGATTAAAATCCTTGATGTTTGTCCAAAAACCAGATGTATGAAATCTCAAAAACGTCCCTCGTGCCTGAACCCGAATATTCGTAAAGGTCAATCCTGAACCCGGTGGCGGTGCCTTCTTCTCGCCACCTCGGATTGTTTCCAACTTCCCAGGTGAGGATTTCAAAACCGGTAGAACTGTCAAACTCAGGCTCTCCAATTTCGGCATAATCCGCAAACGGGTACAAACCTTCTTGCTCTCGGTCCTGGCTAACCCAGTAGAAGCGACCCTTCCATTCTTTGAATCCCACAGACCCTTCGGTCGTGCGACGGATCTGCATCCTCACAAAGTTCACTTCGCCTGTCGGAACGCTTGCCTTTACGCCAGGGCTAGGTACGTCCCAGTATGTGAAAAGCGGGTTGTCCCAATCGCTTTCAGTGTTTAGCGAGACCAACCCAGCCGTAGGCACAGTCAAAGAACCCGAAGCCGGATGCTGGCCGGAGTCAAAGTAAGCCCAGCCTTCGATTCCATAGTTGTTACCTAAACTCGCCGGGCTAGTAAGCGTCGGTGTCCCCAGAGAGAAATCGTATTTCACGACAGGCTGGACATTTGGAACAGGCTCGGAAAAAAACTTCACATTGTCGAACGCAACAGGTCCATTCACAGTTATGTCTGTCGCGGAATTTTCCAGGCGGATTTCCATTTCATCGCCAATGTAAGCATCGTCGTTGAAAGTTCTAAACGTGCATCCTGTCGTTGCCGACTCTCCCGCAGCAGGGCTTACTTTTTGCTCTTGATACAACGTATCGGTAGATACAATTTCCACACCGCCAGCACGGATACTTCCCTTGTACGAAACTGGAAGAGTTGCGCTTAACCTTCTTCCGACATCGAATTGAAACGTGTACCTCGTGTTCGCTTCGATCACCTTCCCCAGGGACTGAGTCAACCCAATGGGAACGTCTGTCTGGGCGCTGATGTGAACCCCCCTCTCAAAACTAGGCAAGTCGATCGTGGGAGAATTAAAATTATGAACCCCAACATTCCCCTCTGAGGGTGCCCCCACGGGATCGACGGATTCGTCGCACACCCAACCCGGAACCGCAGTCGTTGTATTCCCGAAATGCTGGTATGTCGTAATGGCCGGATCCCAAAGAACGGGAAGTGCAAAGTCTGGATTTTTCACACCAAAAGACGTTTCAACATCCGGGTCTTTGGGGTACTTCTCCAGGCTAATCCAATCAATCTCGATAACACCCACGCTATCCACGGGTGTCCCGTTTCCATCGCCCGATTGCCAAAGAACCCACTCGAAAGACGAGAGCGCCTGCGTCCAGCCATCAGCGGAGCCCGGCATATCCCACTCCAAAACCATCCACTGGTCTGGGTTCTGGGAAAATCCAGGGTCTGGTGCTAACGGACTGAATGTTTGCCATCCCCAGTGCCTCTTGTATTTAAGCATCCCCAAGTACGTCGCAGCGGGGGCCGTGAGCACGCGGCACATCATTCGCATCTTCATGACGTTCGCCGCCAAAATTCCAGAAAGATTGTCTCTTCGGAGACGGACAGAAAAGTCATCTCCCACGTTTCCTAAACTGGTCAGCCTTATCGTTCCGGCAGGATCGTGCGTAACGGTTCCGTTGACCGCAGAGAACCCGTCAGTTCCATCCTTGAAGTCCCACTTGTACGACGATGCGGAGCGAGAAGAAAGCCGGACATTGCCAAACGAGCACGTCCGCGTCTCTCCAACCACCTGGAAGGGAGGCGCAGAGTTTTCTACTTCCACTTCTATTGGGCCATCAAAAACTTCAGAGGCTCCCGCCGTAAAGGAAGCCGTAGAGGTAACGCCGTGACCTTCCGCCGGAACCGGGCTTGAGGAGCTGGATAGAAGTCTTGAACCTGAACGCAATCGAAGGCAATACTCAGTCGCGGGAACACCCGTGTTGCGATAGAAATCGGCGCTCACGGTGTACTCTGTATCCGGAGCGATAGACGTTGTCGTCAACTGCGAAACTTGGCTGGGCACGTAATGGGGGAACATATACACCCTTTTGCCAAGGTGATTCACTCCGGAAAGATCACTAGCCATCTCGGATACCCCGATGCCGCCGATGTACCCGGGCTGACTATCTGTCGGAAGGAGGGGGGCTGGTGTCGCTAGCCACCCCGGAACGGAATCGGCCCCCTCGTTGTTCCTTGTCCTGTTTCCGGCGCGACCACGATTGAACTCGGGAGAGCTGAAATCCCAGTTCACAATCCCGTACCTTGTATCGATAGGGGGCTGGACCCGCTGGGGGATAAACGAAAGATCAAATATCTCTATTTTGAAACTTTGGGCAACGTAGTCCGGATCGGTAGCCTTGGTCGCAAGTTTGAAAATATGTATCCGGCATCGATCTACAACTTCATTCCACGGATACGGTTCTTGGTCGATCGGAGGAGATGCGGGCAAAGCCTCTTTGGAAAAGTCCCAATACCAATCATGTATCTCATTCCCGGAGTTCGCAAACTGAACATCGGAAGGCCTGTTGTCTAGCCCGTAAGGACGCGAAAATCTCCAAAGAGCTACAACATTCGGGGCCAGGGTCGCCTCAACACCCCAACTGGGCTCGGGCCATTCCAAAACGCGGAAGCGAAGCCTCGCCCATCGGTAGTAGGCTGCCTCAATCGAAACGTCGTCGGTGTGAAAACCTGGACTCTTGGACAGCTCATTGCTGGCTGCGAAAATGATCGTTTTGTTTTGTGGGTTCCGGTATACCTGTCCGTGATGTGTTTTCCAGTTGTCTAAATTGTCGTAATCAAAAACAAGCCACCCGTCCTCCCTCCCACCGGACTCCCCTGCTGGTCTTGGGCTTCGCAGAGCCTGCGGATCTGAAACGGGCCAGCGGCCAACCTGGAGCTGCGGCTGGTCAGGATCCCAACACTCTGGACAGACCTTGAGACCCGTCTCGTGCATATCCACTACCTCATCCCGGAGGTCGTGGAGCTTGTACTGGAATCCGCAGCGATCACAAAAGGCTTTCGCCTTATTGCCTGAAGCGTAAGACCTGCCCAATCAGTAGCTCGCGATGCGAGGAACGAACCTCGCCGCAACCTTGACGCGGTCTTCGTCCGCAGCCGTAGCAAACGCTTCGTCGTACTGTTGCTTTAGCATAGGAACCTTGGGTGTCGATTCCGGGTGCTTGCAAGCAACGTGGTACGCAAGCCCCGCGCACAGCGCCGGAAGGAACCGATCCGGGACATCTGCCGTATCCGAAGCGAGGTTCGACGTATCCGCGATCCGCTTCATCCTCCAGTACCGGATCGTGTAGGTACTGTCCTTGTCCGGGACAGGCCACAGCGTAATCGTGCTTTTGACGTTTGCGCCCGCCGAGCCCGCTCCCAGAACCTCCTTCCGGTCGAAGTAGTATTGAAGCGGCCTTGCCTCCGTCAGCTTGTTCGGAATCGTGGAGTAGGTCGGCTGGGAGATCCGGTTCAGCATGTAGTCCGTCTGGGTGGACGAGTTCCCATCGTTCGTCCTGAGGATCACATCCAACAGGGAGATCGTGGAGGCGTCGATATTGTACGTCGCAACCCCCTTGCTCAGGGTCGTGACGCTCACCCCAGAGGATGTCTCGGACAGTGGCTGCTCGTCCACAGTCCACAGGTTCAGCCCACGATTCTGCCACTCCAGGGTCATGAGGTTGAGACTTCGCCGGGCAGACCGGAGATCGTACCCAGATCGCAAGTCAAGACCCGCCCTTTCGTAGGCTTCCTCGATGATGTCCCCGATGTCAGGGTTGAATGAGTACGTGCCGCTGATTGCCATCATTCGCTCCGGATTGCTTCTAAAATCTCACGGCTTGAACGGTTCTGGTCAATCCGGAGATCTTTTATTTCACCCTTCAGTTCAACCAGAGCCCGCCGGTTGTAATCCACATCAGCAGCCACCCTGGTTACTTGGATCTTGATCTCCGAAACATCGGCCTCCGCTGCGGCGTCCGGGTGACGCGGCTCGTCTGCGTGAGAAACAGTCATGAGGAAGGAGGACCCAATCGCTGCCGCAATAATACTTACCGTGCTCCAGAATGCGGTCGGGGTTACATGCTCCATCTCAGCGGTACACCACCGTCACGGTACTGATGATGGGCCATTGATTATTGTTTTCCACCCTCACCCAGATACTTTCATCAAACCTTATACCCGCCCCCGGTATCGGATACACCTTTTTCCCCCTCGGGCTACTATGTTCAGTGGTTCCGCTAGTTTGGTTGTGACCCAAGTTAATTACCAGCTTTGGCGGGTTTGACACAGAACCATCAAAGAAAGTTATGTACGCGAAGTTCCCGAACACAAAACCAACCAACTGAACTAAGTTGAGAGCGCAGGGTCGGGAAACAAGCTCAACATCTGTCGGCGTGGTGGTGCTGGGACTAGGATCGAAATCATGAAAGTTCGCATGAACATAAGAATCATGATTTTCGTAAAGATGGTGTAATTTACCCATTGTAAATCACTGATAAAAAACGGTGACTGCTTTGACCCTGGGCGTTGAGGAATCCATGTTGGTGGACTCTACCCACAGAGACGAATTAACTCTTATGCCAAGACCGGGAAGAGGCGACCACAGCACACCTTCCATGCTGTCGTTTGTTGAGGACGTATCTCCCAGGTTCGTTTTCAAGATAACTGTTCCAGAAGTTCCGCCGTCCCGAAAGGCCACTACCACATCGCCCAATGGGTTCACGTTCGGCGTGACGATTATTCCCAGAAGAGAGCATGGACGATCCACAATCTGGATAGCCGTATCACTGAGGGTATCTTCGTAAGCAGACTCAACATAGGTAATCGACACAGGCCGTCACCTCCAAAGAAGAGGGGGCACCCGAAGGTGCCCCCAGGTGGATTACGCGAACGGAGTCGCGGGAGTGACTGCGCCAGTCAGAAGCATTGACTTGCTGCAAAACCAACCATCCGTAGTCGCAGTTACCTCAAGGTACGATCCCTCGATACCGCCCTTCGTTCCTCCGTTGCAATCGATGGATACGTCAGTGCCGTCCGCAAAGAAAGTTGCCGACTCGCCTGCTGCGTTAACGGCCTCTGTTCTGATCTGGATCGCCCCGCAAAACTGGTCAGTGGTGTCCGTGTCCAGGGAGATCGCAGTGGCAGCAACAGAGAAATACATGCTGAACGTAAGGCCCAAATTGCACAACTGCCCCGGATCCGTGGGGTCGCTCGGCTGAGTCGTGACAATAGAGGGCAACGTAAGGACAAGGCTCGCGTCTTGAAGCATCAAAAGACGCCCGCCGTGATCTGCCTCCGTCAAAGAAAGCGTATTGGTTCCGTTCGGTACATCTACAATATTGTTGTAGCCAGAAGGGCTAAAGCCGGAAAGAGATTTCACCGGGCCACTAAAAGTTGTCTTACCCATTTCATACACCTCGATGCACGCATCTACCCTGACAGTCCGCGTGCTGTCTTTTTAAGTCTGTCAGGTTTGGTTGCAAAAGAAGGGCGGCGGCCCCCCCATGATCCCCATGAAAAAACCGCCGCCCCCTTGTCGGGAGAAACTCTACGAGAGTTCCCCACTTCCGAAGATCCCAAGATAATCGCTGACGCCGAAGCTGTACCGCTCCCGCGCCTTGTAGCGAACATTCCCGGTGTCGAAGTCACCGTCCATACCGGTCGTGAGAGCCGTCCGCTGGAAGTGCTTCATGCCATTCGGAACATCAGTCATCAGGAACCATTCCTTCTTGTTCCCGGTGGTGATGAAGTGGTTCACGGCGTACCCGCCGGGAATCACACCATTCGACCGAATCGCGTTGATGTCGTTGTCTGCGGTCCCGACACGGTGTTCCGTCTCAAGGATTCGTGTTGCAACGAACTGGTTGTAAGGAGCCACGATCAGCTTCTTCGGTCGGGCCGCGATAATGAGGCCCCGGGCATCCGTGTATGCCGCGATGTCGATCACTGCCTGCTCCAGCGAGGTCTCATTGAGATCCGCAGGAGTCGCCAGTGCGTTCGGAATCGGGACACCATTGATGTCCGTGTGTGCGGTGGCAGAGCAAAGCGCCTCGCCATCGCCAGCCGAGAAGTTGGCGTTGGAGAAAGCGTTGTTCAACGGGAACGCAGCCTTCACCTGCTTCGTGTGAGCCATCGCCCGCGCGAGAGCCTTCGTGTACCGCGCGCTCACGGAGTCATAGAGGTTGTCTTCGACCGCCTCTTCCGTGATCGCGAAGCCCATCCCGACCGTCTCGTGGGTGTACCGCGCCGTGAAATCCTCCTGAGCGGTGTCATACGTAATCGCAGACCCCTCAGACTTCACAGGTGCCGCACCGAAACCGGACAGCTTCACTTCCTCCTCGAATGCTCGATCCGAAGATTCCGTCTCGTAGATTTCCTCGTGCTCATTCTGGTACGAGGAATACTCCAACCCAAACAAGGCGTTCAGCCCGGGAAGGAGTTCCTTCATCATTTGCGCTCGTGAAATAGCCATGACTATTTACCTCCTTCCTTAGACAATGCCCGTGCCCTGATCGGAGAACAGGACACCAGTGTTAATGCGAACAAGTACATTCGGAGTAGAGGAGCTTCTGTTTTCCCCATCATCCGGAACTCCGACAATCCTAAGACAATCAGCCGCAGTTACAGCAATATCGCTAAAATCAAGAGTAATTCCAGAAAGTCCCGTAGTGGTACTAGCAGAAGCTACAGCAAAGTTAGAGACCGGGGCGTTTGAGCCCACATTCTCAATCGTGACCGCACCATCAGCCTGAACCATATAAATCTGGCTCGGGTCAGTACACACAAAAGCAAACGCCTCCGTGTTACTTGCGCTTTGGTCGTAGTGCTGACTCCAAGTCGGAGTTCCGCTTGGATTTACATAACGAAACCCCACCGCAACACCAAAGGTAATATTGGTAGTATCTGGAGTTTCACTACCCGCATCATTTTTTTGGCGAACAACACCAGCACTGCCTGCGCCAGAAGCATCGTTCACCCACTCTACAAAGTCACCAGTGAAAATATCGACAGCAGCATCTGTAGAAACCGGAACCTCTACAAAGCTGCCATTGTTATAACCACTAAGACCTGCGTAACCAGCGCCCACCGGGCGTAGTCCATAAGCCATTTTGGCTATCTCCTAAAAGGAATGGTGATAGCCGTCAGTAGACCATCCACTAACCGTCATCACCAAACGTGATCCTCGTCTTCCGCTCCGGCTGGAGCATTGGCATACGAGGGTCTTGCTCTCTGAAGTAGTTGCGGTCCACCGAATCCATCTGGGACTGGGATTCCTGCTGGGCGTGAGCCCGTGCTTGTTTCCCGATCTCGGACGGCCTCGTCATGAGAAGAAGCCCACCAATGAGAATGTTCTCCGGATACTGACTGCCTCGATCTGAGACGATCTGTAGCTCCGGATAATCAGCGGCTTTGCAGAGTTCCCAATTTTCCCTCAGAGCTTGGGACACATTGATATTGTCTGCTTCGCCTCTCATCGATGCCCTCACGTACCGAAAGTCCCATCCCTCTCGGGGACTGGGCTCGGGCAGCAGTGGGGCGGGCTTCCACGGTGTTTCCCGCATGTCGTTTTCGCGGGTTTCGACTTCACGGTCTCGGGATTCGAGGTCCGTTCCGGCGATCCCATCGGTGCGCGAATTAGCCATTTGAATACTCCTTCAGGAGTTGTTTGGCGTACATTTCTGGCGTGATACCCAGGCGCTTCGCGAGCGCTACCTGAGTGGAGGTCAACTGCACTCTGCGGGGCCTTCCCGACGATCTGTTCGCCGGGGCAACCACCGTGTTCGTTCGAGGACTCGCAGCAGGCCCCTCCGTGCCCGTTTCGACCTCGAACGATTCAGGCTGATGCCCGAATTTTTGCGGAAAGACTTCTTTTACCCGCGCATCAAGTCGCTGGTAGTAGTCGTCTGTCCTTGGATCAACTCCGTCTTTGCTTACAAGTTTCTCGTGAACCCCGTAAGCAAAGGAAGTCATCTCCTCGTCCTGCCCAAACCACTCGTTCTTCTGGAGCCAAGACTGGAGCTTGGGATCCATCTGGGGAACGGGCGGTGTCGGGTTGTGTTGCGGGGGCGGAACGGACGGGCTTGTCCTGTCCGCAATGTCCCGCTCGGTCTGAGAGCGAATCAAGTCTTCTTGCGCCTTGAGCAGGGCATCGGTATCCCCTGCGTCATAAGCGGACTTGTACTCGTCCCTGGCCCTTTCTAATTGCGTGCTCGTCCGACCCTTAATCTCATTAAGCAGAACCTGCTCGCCACGGTGAAGAAGATCCTTGAGATTGCGGTTCTCGTCAGCGATGCGCTCGGCATACCGAACGGCCTCTTCCCGCATTTTCTCAGCGGCTTCTTTGCTTCTCCGCTGCTCGTGGTATTCATACTTGAGCTTGTTGATCCGACCCTTGGCGCTTCCACTGACTAGGTCAATTTCGTCATCATTGTCGCTGGATCGGTTCGGATCTCGAACTACACGATCTTCTTCCGGTCGATCATCGACGACATCAATTTCGATGTCGCCAGAACTTTCCAGTTCAACTTCAGTGCCGTGCTCAGCGATGGGGTTACCCATCAAGTCGTCTACAGGTGCGCTCATGCCCTTACCACCCCTCTCGGATCCTCGACAACTGCCTCAACAGAGTCGTCGTTGATCAGGCGAAATTCTTTGCCGTGGATTTTGACGCGCGTTCCAGAGTATGCACGCATCATCACCCAGTCCCCTTCTTTGCACCAAGGCCCAGAAGGGAACCGTTTCGCATCAGAATAGGCATCAGGCCCTGTCTTCATGACGAATCCCACGATACTCGCGACGGTTTCTGCGTCACGCCTTTCGTCAGGGATATACACGCCAGCTTCGGTCTTTTCCTTTACTTCAGGCAATGCGATGAGGATCCTGTACCCAGCGGGCTCTGGGAGCACCTGGGCTTTTCTCGGTTCCTCTTCGCTGTACTGAATTGCTTCAGTCATCGAGTCCTCTTTGCAGCGGTTCAATGGGGGCCGCCGTGCCCCGGGCATTCCCGGTACGGGAAAGATTATTCTTCGATCTGGGACTGAATTTCCTTCAGCTCCCTTTCGGCCATCGCGATCCCACGGATCACACCACAATTATGCCGGTAGTCCTCAAACGAGGTCGCGTTACCGTTAATGATGTGCTCCATGTGTTGCGACTTCA